AGGGTAAAAAAATAGCTTACGTAATGTTTAAGGGATCGGAGGCTCCGGAGGATCCGGACGATATATATTTGCCTGGAGGAGTAGAGGACGAATTTTCCTCGAGGACAAATAAGCAGACATTTAAAAATAAAAGGGCTCAGTATTCCTGGAAACTAAGAGATAGATTTTATAATACTTATCGAGCGGTAGAGAAAAAGGAGTATATTGATCCGGATACTATGATTAGTTTAAGCTCGAGTATTACGAAACTTAAAGAAATTCGGGCGGAAACGTGTAGAATACCCCAAAAAGACAACGCTAACGGGCTTATACAAATACTATCTAAGCCCGAGATGCTTAAACTCGGGATAGCCTCTCCTAATATGTTCGATTGCAAAATGATGAGTATGTTAAGCGGCGTAGAGCGCCCTAAAGCTAGGAAATTAAAGGTTAGAATATGAGCATATCCTTTGAAGATCACGACACGATAGTAAAAGCCTTAGAGAAAGCTCAAGCAGACGAGCAAGACGCGCGGAATAAATCTAGAGAGGATCAGCATTTCGTACACGACGAGGACGGAATGTGGGAGGAAAAATACGTAAAAGCTTTTGGAGATCGTCCTCGATATACATTCGATCTAATATCTCCACAAGTAGACGAGACGGTATCGGAGATAGAGCAAAACGAATTCCAGGCGAGAGTAGATCCTTTAGGATCCGGAGCGACTAAGGAGGTCGCTAAAGTCTATAGCGGGATTATCCGAAATATACAAGTAGCCTCTAACGCCTCTAGGATTTTCCAGAGGGCAGGGCGAAAAATGACAGAAATCGGTTTTGATGCCTGGAGGATCATTGCCGATTATGAGTCGGAGAGAAGCTTTAAGCAGATTATAAAAATACAATACATAGAAAACGCAATTAATCGCGTATGGTTTGATTCTAACGCCGTAGAGGAGGATAGATCGGACGCTCGTTTTGCTTTTGATTGTAGAGCACTAAATAAATCCGTTTATGAAGAAAAATTCCCTAATGGGAAAATGCAAAGCCTGGACGACGATTCCGATTATTTTAGCAATACCTCGAGAGAGGTTATTTTAGTAGGCGAAATTCTCTATAAAAAGAGCGTAAAGGTTATGCTCGTAGAATTATCGGACGGATCCGTAATCGAGAAAGGTAAGGATATAAACGCTTATAACAATAAGCTAGCGCAATTAGCCGAAAAGAATATAACGCCGGTTAGGCAGCCTACGGAGCGAGAGCGTTTCGAGGTTAAATCTCGTTGGTTTGATCGCGGAGGATGGCTAACAGACGAGGCGGATACGCCTTTCAGATCTATTCCTATCGCTCCCGTATACGGTAATTTTGACGTAGTAGAAAACGATATTACCTATCGAGGCAAGGTTAGAAAGGCTAAGGACGCTAACCGAGTATTTAACTACTCAGAATCTAGACAGATCGAGGAGGGGGCAATCGCTCCGAGGGAAAAAATCTGGGTTAGTGAGATCCAGGCGGACGGATACGAGTCCGAGCTCGAGGAAATGAATACTAGCCCTAATCCAGTACAGCTTTATAAGCCGGATCCTAAATCTCCTGCTCCGTACAAAACAGGCGGAGCGACGGTAAATCCGTCTCTAGCGATTACCTCTCAGTCTATGGCGACATTTATTCAGGTTTCTAATAATTCGTCTAACGATCCTAACCGTCCGGCTATTTCAGGCGTAGCGCTTAAACGCCAGGAAAACAAAGGAAACTCCGGAAATATTAAATACCATAATAGCCTGTTAGTCGGTATTCGTTATACTTGTAGAGTTTTGATCGAAACGATCCCTATTATTTTCGATACTAAGGATCGAGAGGTTAGGATAGTCGAGGAGGACGGCACCACCGAAGTAATAAAGGTAAACACTACGGCGGAAAACAAAAAAACCGGAGTTACGGAGCCCTTTAACGATTTAGAGCGCGGCGTATATGACGTAACATGCTCAATCGGAGCGGCATTTAAAAACCGTCAAGAGGAGGCGATCGACGCTCAGATCCGAGTAGGCGAGGTACTTCCGGAGACATTGGCTCAAAACGCGGATATTTTCCTATCTAATATTTCGGCTCCTGGAATGGATCTAGTGCAAGAAAGAGTAAGAAAAACACTTTTTGAAGCCGGAAAAATACCGGAAAGCCAGTGGACGGAGGAGGAGCGGGCTCAGGTAAATGAGTTAGAGGCGGCTCAAGAGGCGGAAGCCGGAGCGGCGGGCGTAGATCCTACGCTAGAAATAGTAGCGGCGGATACTGAAAGCTTAATAGAGGAGCGAGCTAACGAAACGGAAAGAGAAAACGCTAAGGCGGCGGCGGATATTGAAAACGATAGACGAGAGCAAGATCGTAAGGACGTCGAGCAAGAGCGTAAGAATTTCGAGACATTAAGTAAGGCTTTAAAGCATATTAGAGAGGGAGCGGGTATAGATACCGTAATATCTCCAGAGATCGCGGCTATAATTGACAATCAGGTATCTTTAATAGATGATTCTCAAGAATCGCTAGAGTAAAATCTAGCTGATCCGTACTCGCCGGATAATGCGAGGAACATTCGTTACGAGACGTATTCTCGGTAAAATTCGCCTTTAGGGGTTGCTATGTTAGAAAATGAGTTAGAAAACGGCGCTACGTCGGAAAATCAGGATCCGGTAAATCAAGATCCGGAAAACCAATTAGAAAGCGGAGCGGACGAATCCGGCTATCCTGGAGAAAACCAGGGCAAAAAAAACAAGCTCGGAGAGCGCTTTAGTAAATTAACGGGAGATCTCAAGGCTAAGGACGCTACTATAGCGGAATTAGAGGAAACAAGGTCACGCGAGAGACAAGAGCTCGAGGAAGCCCGAAAAAAACTTGCGGAGCTAGAAGCTCCAAAGGCTCCGGATCCAGATTTAGAGTTTACGGATCCAGAGGCTTACGAAGCTCAAAAAGCTACTTTTCACGAATACGAAAAGCAGCAAGAGCGGGAACGGATTAAGCAAGAGGTTAAAGCAGATCTAGCGAGTGAAATTGAGCAAGAGCAAAACGCCCAAAAACTCGAGAAAGAAAAGGCGAAGCTCGTAGCGAAAGTAGATAATTTTGTAAAAAGAGGGGAGGCGGTAGGTCTTTCCGAGGAAAAACTCGAGGAGTCCGCTATAGCCTTAACGGAGGCGGGAATACCTGGAGACGTACAAAATTTACTACTTGAGGACGAGGACGGGGCTCAAATTGTGGATTTCTTAGCGGATAATCCGGAGCAATTAGAGGCTATGTCTAAACTCTCAGCTATCGAGCAAGTTAAATTTATCGAGAAAAGCGTAAGAGCTCCGGCTACATTAAATAAACCGACAGTATCAGGAGCGCCGGATCCCATAATCAATATAAGCGGGGGCGGAGCTAGAGAGGAGTCAGATTTTGAGAAAGCTTGTCCGGGTGCTGTCTTTAAATAAATTTTTTATTTTAAGGTGTAAGCATGTCTAATAATCTAACTAAAAACGTCTCGCAAAAGGTTTTAGAAAAATTTTTACCGGGATTTATGTCGTCCTTAGTTCTTACTAAGTCAATAGATCGTCAATTACTGGAAGGAGAAATAGACGATACTACCGGCTCTCAAGTGCAATTTAAGCGCCCCCATCAGTACGTATCAGAGCGTACTAGCGACGGCGACGTATCAGGCTCTACTAAAAACGCCTTTACGTCTGCTACTGCTACCGGGTTCGTAGGCGATTATATTACGGTTCGAGTCAAATATAAGCAGATCGAGCAAGCTCTCGAGCTGAATCAGCTTGATAAAGTTCTCGAGCCTATCTGGCAGCGTATCGTTACGGATCTAGAGACGGAAGTTGCTACCCGTATGCGTAACGCGGCTAGTCTGGTTTGTGGAAGTCTAGATACTGGTATTACGAAATGGTCGGACGTAGGACACGGATCGGCATTTTTAGACGATATCGGCGTAACGGGCCAAAATTATGCGGTTATGGATCCTTGGTCTAATCTCAATCTAGCGGACGCTCAGGGCGGATTATCTAGCGGCTCCGGTTCTCTTGTCGATATGGCTTGGGAAAAAGCGAAAATTTCTCGAGATTTCGGGGGATTGGAAGCTCTTAAAAGTAACAGTCTAACGGCTTACACTTCGGGACTCGGTGCGGGTGCAGCCGGTATCACTGTAAGCGCGTCGCCTACTGTTACTTATAGCTCTCCTATGAAAGATACCTATAATCTAACGGTAACTCTTGCGGGTTTTGCAGCGTCTACAACTGGTATTCTGAAAGCGGGGGATATTGTCCAGTTTGATGATACTTATTGGTTAAATCAGCAAACTAAAGCGCCTTTATTCAAAAACGGCGGCGCTATACCGTTTACCGGTACAGTAACGGAGGACGTTGATTCGGACGCGGGCGGTCTTGCTACTGTTGTTTTAAGTGGTGCGCCTTTCTTCGATTCAGCTAATGAGCAATATAACTCGGTTAGTCGAGCGATCCAGGCGGCGGATACGGTAACTATTCTAGGTACTGCCGATAAGGTCTATAAACCTAGTTTGTTTTATAATAAAATGGCTTTCGGTCTTGGTTCCGTAGATTTGCCTAAGCTTCACTCGATTGATAGCTCTGTAGTAAATCACGAAGGATTTAGTATCCGAGTGCATAAATACGCTGACGGGGATGCCAACACTCAAATGATGCGTTTCGATATGCTCCCGTCGTTTTGCGTGTTTAATCCTCATCAGATGGGGCGACTAGCGGGTAATCCGTAAAGTCGGCTAGAAAATGAAAAAGGGAGCTTTAATTAGCTCCCTTTTTTTCTATTAAAGTTTGAGGGTTTTATATGTCTACTAGTATTATTTTGGGTAATGCCTCAATAACAGAGGACGGGGTTTATCTTTTAGCTAGATCTAGCGGGAATGCGGTAGTGTTAGCGGCTTCTAATAATTTCGGCGGCGGTACTTTAAAGCCTGGTTATATCAATAAAAGGGGAGATTTTGTAGCGTTTAAGGACGCGGACGAGGTAGAAATTTCGTTTACGGCGTCTTTTCAAATTGTGCAGGATTGTGGTATCGGTTGTCCGGTAGCGGTAGAGCTAACGGGATCGACTAATCCGGATATAGTTATCGATCAATTTGCTAACGGGCGTTAAATGTCTAACGTAGTAAGGGCTAATAGTACGGATACGTCTAACGTAATCCGAAAAATTAGTAAACTCGTCGTAGGGATAATAGGCGACATTAATAACGCTTGGAGAGCGGATACTACCTTATATACGGCGGATAATACGGTAATAACGGCGGACGGTTCTCACTAATGGCGCAAGATTTAGTAAATATAGGAGCAGCGCCTAACGACGGCACCGGGGATCCGGCGCGTTCTGCCTTTAATAAAGTAAATAATAACGCGATAGACGCGGAAAGCAGGCTCCAAAATTTAGAAAGTCAAGGATTACAAGATAAGTACGAAATAGAGAGCGCGATAGAAACAAAAGACGCGAACGGGCCCGTAAAAATATCAGCGGGTGAGACAGTACCGGCTTTAACCGTTGAGCATAATCCAGTATTACCCGCTAATAGTCTCGAGTCTGGGTCTATTTGGACTGATTCGGATGGGGAGTTTTTTAGTTATGATGATACTCGGAGTAAATTTTTATCCGTTTACAAAACGCCCTTAATTTGGACGGATAATGGGAACAATGACAACAATTATCTGCGTGACGGGAATATAATCAGCGCCACCTCTGGCTGGCGAGTCCCTTTTGATTGTACAATTGTTCAAATTATAGCCAATGGCGAAAACAACCTGACGAAAGGTTTTGAACTTAGATCTAATTCAGGAGGCGCTTTTGCTAGTATACAAGCTTTTTCTTTAAGCTCTGGATTTTTTAACAATGAAAATCTCAATATTGATGTGGATCAAGGAGTCGAGCTAAAATGCTGGGTAACAGGTGTTGGCATTCCGGTAAACGATCCCAGAGTCACGGTATATATAAAGAAAAGGGGTGTCTAGATGTCTGATACACTCATAGCAAAAAATGACTCAGGATCGGAGCAGTCCTTTTTAGGGACTGTTTTACAGGATGGTGAGCAACAAGCTATAAGTGATATATACAGTCCTTACGAGATCCAAAGCGCCGAAGATTTAAACGCTCTTATTTTATCAGGTGATATCACGATAAACGATGGAACGAGTGATTTAACCCCGTCAGAAGCGCTCACGGCGACACAAATCCCGACCGTGACTCAAGCCATAGCAGAAGCAGGTACTTCCGAGCAAGTTTATGCCTGGAGTCCTGAAAGAGTAAGGCAAGCGGCGGAAGCGGTGTCCGGGTCAGAAGACCCATTGCCCGTGGCCGTTTTGAAGAGTAATGACGATTCACAGACATTTACTAGGGGTTTGCCACTAATGGTCCCTTGGAATCTTCAAAAGGCTGGACATTTGGACGCTGGATTTTCCCATAGCACTAGCACAAACAATACCAGATTAATTGTAGATGATGCCTCCACCTATCAATTTGGGGGTAGAATAAGGGTTTTTAATGGTTCATCGCAAAGGACTCAGCCGACGGTTAAGATATTTTTGAACGGTGTTGAACAAAATTGGAGTTTAGCGAGCGGGTATATAAGAAATAGCGGATCATCTTCCGATTTTTGGACCCTAGGTTTTACCTACGAGCCCCAGAAGTTAAATGCAAATGATTATGTAGAAATAGAGTTAAGTCATGAGTTAGCAAACCCTTTAACCTTTACGTCTACTTTTATCGGGTCTGAATCTTCTTTTTGGGGAATTAAGCTACAAGGATCAAAAGGGGAAAAGGGCGATACTGGGGCGGGCTCTAATATTATTTTGAAAAAAAATGGCGTGACCATTGGCACTGTCACTGATGTACTTGATATTATTGGGAACGTTCCGGTTTTGGACGAAGGAGGAGGAGTTACTAGCCTAGAAATAGGAAATTACGCATATTCGTCCGGAATCACACAAATACCCACCTCGCAAATTTTTAGAACAACGATAGCGGGAGGGGGTGCTGTCGATATTGATAATTATGATCCAGGGAATTTTAATTTGCATTTGATAGATCCTGGAAGTAATGATAGAGACTTTACCGGTATTGATGCCCCGGCAGCAGGTATTAACAGAATTGTGATGATAATTAACACTGGGACAAATACCCTAAAATTTAAAGATGAGGACGCCGCTAGTACAGCGGCAAATAGGTTCGCGTTAGCGGATAACGCTGATTTTGACTT